GAGAAAGGATTGGTTTTCTGTGCCTTGATCTTCAGATCGAAGATGGGGCGGCGGTACAGATCGTTGCCCGCGCTGTCCTGGCCCACGACCTGGTCTTTGATATCCCGGTTGCTCATGTCCACGAACCGGTATTCGCCGGTACCGTTGGGTGCCATGATGCGGAAGCTGCGGGCCTCGTCGTAGAACTGGCGGATCAGCTCGATCACCATGTCGTTGATCTTCTTGTGGGTACGGTAGCTGGCGGAGATCATGTCGCGGCTGGCCTTGTTGCCCGCCTCCTGGAGCGCTGCGATCGCAGCTGCAGCGGTGACGCCGGAGCCGGTGCCGCCGGAGTTGACGTCCCGGTTGGCGGCGGTGTCTTTCATTTCCTCGATCTTCATCTGCGCAACAGACACGTAGATGCTGTCGAGGGGCTGGCAGACAATTTCCTTTACTCGCCGGTCGTCCAGCTCACCCTCTACGTGGACAAGAGGATTGTTCCAATCCATGAACTCCTCCACGTTGATGTTGGTACTGCTGCTCACGAAGAAGCGCTTTTTAGTCGCCATCATGGCGTTTTCCAGGATATTGCCGGAGAGCTTGTCGATATACAGCTGCGGATCCTTGCAGATTGCCACGTAGCCGAAGCCCACCGGCGTACCCTTTTCGGGGAAAAGCACGTCCAGGACGACCGGGTACCGGCCGTGGTCGTAGTAGCCGCGCTGGGCGTAATCGGGGTCGTTCTCGCTGGCGTACAGCAGCTCGTCACCTACGAATTTGGCGTAGTGCAGCACCGTTGCGCCGCCGGGCGTCTTGACCTTGTAGTACCAGTCCACAACGACGCTCTTGCCGGAAGTGTCCACGGTATCGTCGTAGAGGTATTCTTTGATATCCACAGCATTGCCGCGCAGGCGGCCCTTGCGGTCGGGATACTGCTGCTCCAGCAGATCCTCGTCCACCAGCTCCGTGATAAACAGGTTTCGGGATTTCTGGATATCGGTAACGCCCGGCTCCCAAAACAGTTTGAGCAGGTCGATCTCCTGGATCTCGATATCGCCCAGGCCGTTTTCCTTTTCGGAGTTCCAGAACACACCATAGGCGGCGGTACCGTGTTTCAGCTTATCCCACCAGTTATCGGAGTAGGTCTGCTCGTAGTCGTTGTACTCCAGGATCACCGGCAGAACAGAGGAGAGAGTTTTTGCGCTGGGAATATCGCTCTTTTCCCTGGGCAGCACCACCGGCTCCGGGAAGTTATCCATAGCGTCGGCGTGCTTGTTCAGGATAGAGTTAAACAGCCATGCGCTGCTCGGCTCCGGCATAGCGCCCTGCTGCTTCTCCTTGCCCTTTGCGCCCCGGATCGCCTCCCAATGGCGCAGCTGCCACCACAGCTCGTCCTCCACAATGCGGGTTTCCAGGTTGGCCTTACCCTCCTTGTACCGCTTCAAGATCTCGGCGGCCTTTGCGATATCCTCCTTGCCGATCATGGGCTTGCTGGCTGCGTTGCGCTGCAGCAGCGCGGCCGCCAGCTGCGGGGGGAGATTGCGCGGAGCCTGTACGCCGGGCAGGCCACCGGCGCGAGGAGGAGTGCTGGCCTGCTGCGTAGCGGTCGGCTCCTGCCCCTGGGGTCGTTTGCCAAAAGTGAATGCCATTGTTTTCTACCTCCATTGTCAGTATTTTTTGTACCAGTCGTAGCGATCGTACTGCACCAGCGTTTCGGTGGACAGCGGATCGTATGGCTTGGGGGGTTCCACCGGGCGGGGCCTGGGTGCGATCGGGTTGCGCATACACACGTAGCGCAGCTCGTCGTAGATATGATCCTCGCCGTCGGTGTCGATGTCCTCCACGTTGGTTTCGTCATAAACCAGGTTGGGGACGGTGCGAATGAAATGCTTGCAAGTGTCGAACACATAGAGCATGGGTACGCCCTCGGCGTCAAAGGTCAGCCGGTGGTGCACCTGCATTTTGCCGTCCAGCCGGGCGTGGTCGCCTTTCTCGAAGTAGACACGCTCCCGCTCCATCAGAGCGCCGATGCTCTCGGTACCGTCGCTGCCCCAAATAGCGGGGTCGCCGACGCGGAGGATCTTGCGCCCTTTCATGTTGGGATCTTCGGCTTCGATCTCCTTGATCTTCCGGGCCACTTCGCCAGGCTCCCACTTGACGCCGGCGTTTGGCGTGCCGGTGCAGCCGTACAGCTCGCGGATACGATAGATCCGCCGTTCGTGATCCACAGCGTACCAGCCGACAGAAAAGGGCCGGGAAAAGCCCCAGTCCAGACCGCACCAGACGGCCCAGGTGTCGGGGATCCTGAACGGCTTGATAACGTGGGTACCGCGCCGGTCGTTGTAGTGTGTCGGGTCGTTGCGCCACTCGGTGAACACCTGGCCGGAGAAGCTGTCCCAGTCGCCATAGAGCAGGGCGTTCCTGTCCGCCTCCGGCATGGAGGCCAGACGCTTGATGTAGTCCGGGTCGTTCGCCAGCAGGGCAGGGTTGTCAAACACGCTGCTGGGTACGAAAATACGGCTCTGCCGGGCTGTGTGCTCCTGTCCTGCAGGATCCCGCCAGCTTACGTCCGTCCAGATCGTTTGCATGGGTTGGGAGGCGGTGATAAAGCGCTCCTTTACCCAGCCGTGGCCGATGCCGCCGGGGTTCGCCGTCGATCGGATATAGCAGCGGGTACCGGGACCGTTGGGACGGCAGCGGGAAAACAGGTAATCGTACTCGTCAAAGGAAAAGTGGGTCAGCTCGTCAAAGGCTATGAAGTCGTAGGCTTGGCCCTGGTATTTCATCTTGTCCTTTGTGTACTGCATGGAGCCGAAAATGATCTTGGCCCCGCTGGGGAATGTCCAGGTGTGGTTGCTGCTGTTGTACCGGGCCTTTGGATAGGCCCTGGGATAATAATTCAGCGTCTTGTCGATCAGCTCCGCCAGCTGCGGGAATGTCTTTCGGAGGATCAGCGCCTTGTAGTGCGGGATATCCACCTGCCGCAGCGCCTCGATCACCAGGGCGTCACTCTTTCCGCCTCCGGCAGCGCCGCCGTACAGGGCCTCGAACTCCGGGCGGCTCATAAACACCGCCTGGCGAGGCTGCGGCTTCCAAACGATGTTCTTACTCATTGAGCGCACCCACTTCCGGGATCAGCACCACGCCCTGGTTGTTCTCGCCCTCGGAGCCGTCTTTTTCTGCCTCCTGCGCCCAGCGGAAGTTATACTTCAAGCTGAACTCCGCGCCCCGCTGTCCGTCCTTGTCAAAGAGCCGTTCTTCCGCGTATTCCTCGATCTGCATTTTCAGGCGCGTAACCGTGTCAGCAAATTCCGCTTTGGCCTGGTACTCCAAAAGGCTTTGCCTGCTGGTGAAGCCCAGAGCGCGGGCAAGGCCGGTGACGGTGGGAGGGTGTCTGCCCAAAAGGATCACTTCGCCGTATTTATCCCGCAGCACAGAGCCATCGTCCATAATGAACGGCTTTCCCATGCACTCCCGCAGGTAGGCTTCGCCCAGCTCCTGGATCTGCTCCTTGCTGGTAAACTTCGGAGGACGGCCCACAGGCCTGCCGGTTCGTTTTCCCATATACGCAGCTCCCTCCTTTCCCGAATGGTGAATTTCAAAATAAGCATATCAGCGGTCTTTCCAGTTTTCGCCCAAAAGGGGCTTGCTTTTTGTTTGTGTGTTTGTTTCTTGGGTGAAGATAGGGAGGGGCTTATACACCCTCTCTCCCGAAAGAGAAAAAAGAAAATAAATAAAAGAAAAAAGAGAAAGGGGTGCTCTCCCAGAGAAAAGGGGAATACCCCGGACGCAAAAAGCGCCCAGGGTAAGCCTTATTTTTTCACCAGCTCATAGGTTGCGCCGTACCGGCGTCGTCCGCAGCAGCTGCAGGTGATTTTGAAATCTACGCCGCCTTTCACGTGGCACAGCTTGTGGGTATGCTTCATTTCCTCCGCGCACCGGCGGCAGAGGTCGCGGGTGTTGTTGGCCCCGCTCATTCCTCGCTCTCCTTTGCGTTTGCATTCGACAGCAGATCCCGGAGCCGGTAGATCTCTTTCCGCAGGGCGTCAGCCTCGACAATGCTGTTCTCCAGGGCGTCCGCTGCGGCGTCCAGCATCTTTCTCTTGCTCACGCTCGCGGTGGAGCGCAGCCGCTCGATCAGAGCCTCACGCCCGGCCGCCGTCTTTTCCGGGCCGTCTACGCAGCGTCTGGCTGCCTCCTGCATAAACAGGAACTTATCCCGGTCGGTTGTTTCAAACTGCAGGTGGTACTCGCCACCGCCGGTCTGTGTGTTAAAGCTCGTTGCCATGCTTAAATCCTTTCCTTTCTGTGCCGCAGCTGCGGCTGCTGCACTCGTTTCTCACCAGCTTGTCGATCACGCGGCCCAGGTCTTTTTCGCCCCAGCCGCTCATAGCTGCCATTTCCCGCAGGTGATACAGCGTCTGCGCATTCACCACAACGCTGATCCTGCGCAGGTTTTTCTTAACTGCCATCGGCTCACCCGTTCAGCAAAGCGAGGGCTGCAATGAGTTTCCCATTGATCTCGTCCAGGATAGCCGCCTGGCGGTTTACCTCGGAGATCAAGCTGTCAGGCGCAGCTGTCTTTGCCTCGCCGCAGCACTCATGATTGACAGGGCCTCGCAAGGCTTCCAGCAGTTCGTCCACGCGGCAGTTAATTTCCCTCACGGCCGTGCTGTTGTTCTGCGCAACCTCACGCACGCCCAGGGAGCGCGGGGGAGGCAGGGTATTTTCCAGGCAACTTGCGTTGCTGGCGGCATTGGCTGCAAAATTGGCGGCGAAGCCGTCCATAGCGTTTCTCATGGCGTCGTTCATGATATTTCCCTCCCGGCTTAAATTCCGTTTACAGCAGTCTGGAGGAGGAAGCCCAGGAGGAACCACACCTTGTCCTCGATCTTCTTCATGCAGATTTTCGCGCCCAGCTCCTCGTCGTAGTTCTCCGGGCTGACGCAGGCGGAGCTTTCCACGATCTCAAATCCGTTGCGCAGCACAGCGCGGACGACGGTGCATTTGTCGCCCATCGTGGTAACGTGCTTCTCCACAATGAACTCGTCCACCATCTGCTGGCTGATGCTGGGGCGGTCGGTTTTTAGGTTCGGATTGACGTGCAGCGGGAGGTAGGCGGCCTCGAACACGTCCTTGGGCGACCAGCTTTCGTAGCCGTCAGCATAGCGGACGCGGTATCCCTCTCTGGTGCTGCAATCCGCAGTTTCCACACGGGTGGCGGGTTCCGCCTCGATCAGCTTTGTTCCGATGTACTTTTCCATGATAATTTCCTCCTCAAATTTCTGTGATCGCAAAACCGTACCGCTCCCGGAACAGCTTTGCCTTGATCTTGTACTTGTCGGTCTTGGTGGCCTGGCTTTTCACGTCCTCGACCACCGGCAGCCAATGTATATCGCCCGCACGATCCGGGGCCGTGGCCCGCTCGTAGGCGAAGTCGGCGACGTAGCGAATGGCGCGTACCCGCTCGCCGTTCGGTGTAACATAGCTCTCCTGCAGGGTGAACTGCGCCTGCAGCTTCAAGTCCCGGATCTTCCCAGCCCGGAGCAAGATCATAAGCTCGTCGTACCGGCGGGCCTCTTTCTTGCTGTCAAACTGGATTTCGCCCCGGCTGTCCTTTTCGTTGTGGTACTTGCTCTCCCGCGCCCGCTGCTGCGCGCCCAGCTTTTGAAGCACCTGCTTCTGTGCGTGCGGCCCCAGGCGGGCCAGGTCGCTGCTATTCAGTCCCATGCAATTCCTCCTCATACGGTTGTTTTAGCCAGTTTTCAAAACACCCTTCGCAGGTGTTATTCACTTCGCACACCTCGGTGTGCCGCATACACCCGCTAATGGTTTTGCCCAAAAACACCGCCAACTCCTCGTCGGTCATGGATCGAATGCGCTGCGCGTTTGTCATAGGCTCCCAATGTTCGGCTTTGAAGCATCTGCGGCAAGGTAACTGATTTGTCCTCTTTTTGGCATGAGTGCAGTTATGACAAGATTTTTTCACGCCTCCACCTCCGGCAGCTCCGGCAGCGGCCTCCAATGGGTAATCTCGAAGCCGTTGCCCTCGTCCCAGTCGTTTTGTATGCTTGTCCATTCAAAGCACCGGCGGCCTCCGTCGTTCAGGTAAACGACCTCTCCCCAGGTGGCAAGGTCAAAATCTCTCTTGGCTTCTTTCTCGTCCCGCGCATGGTCGTACTTCACAGCCACAAGGTACTCCCCGCACGTCGCAGGCAGCCTATCCTTGACGCTGATCCAGTCGCCCAGGTCGAACTTACCGAAGTATTCCAGCACTTCCCGCATAGCGATCTGCATACCGACGTACTTCTGGTACTCGGCGGAGTAGTGCTGCTCGGAGGCGTGCCGCCCCTCGTTGTCCCTGCGGAAAATGTCATTTGCGGTGTCCCGGTAGGAAGTCAGCAGCATGGAGAAATACTCCTCTGCAGCGTCCGGGCTGAACACCGGCTTTTTGAAGTCAGCCATTCGCTATCTCCTTTCGCAGTATGTAGGCTCCCACGGCGTTTCTCTTGGCCTTGCAAGGCCTGTTGTCGCAGGTGTAGATCACACCGGGTACACCCGGCCCCTCTACGTCCATCGTCCGCGCCAGGACGCGCTTTGTGGCCTCCTGGCAGGCAGCGCAATCCGGCAGCAGGCCCGCGTCCAGGGTGATGATCTCGGCCATCACTCGTCCTCCTCGCTGTGCCACCGGCAGTATTGCCTGGCAGGGCAGCTGTCGCACTCCCAGGACGGCTCCCAGCACCACCAGCCGTAGTCGCGCACAAGAATAACCCTCGTTTCGTCGTCGTACCAGTCAGCCTCGGAGCGGCCTTTGTATAGAAAGTCTAACGCCGGTACCCGCGTCACCCGAATGTCGATATACGGCACGTCGCCGCAGCAGTCGGTTGACTGTGCGATCACTTTTGCCTGCGTAGCGCTTTCGGCAAACACAACGGTGGAGGTATCGCCGTCCTTGTCGCGGGCGCAATATGCCTTAATCATTCACACCCTCCTGTTCCAAAGATTGGCGGCCTTTTGCTCCTCTGGCTCGCTGAACGGCTCGGTCGCCGGGTAGTCCGTCCTGCGGGTACCGGCCTTGCAGTTGGTGCAGCGAGCCAGTACGTAGTGCGTCATGTGGCCGTCCCGCATCTGCTGCCCCCGGAATAGCTCTGCGGGAGCGCCGCAGAATGGGCAGGGCTTTAATGCAAAGTCAGCCATGATTTATCTTTCCTCCATGACCACCAGTTTGCCTGAAACGCGGATTGCCATGTTCATGCGGTTTTCCGTCTGCTCCCAGACGATGTACGGTAGCGCAAGGCCAGCCAGTTCTTCGGCGATCTTTTGGCGCGTCCGCAATTCAGCCTCTTGCTGGCCCAGAACTCTCAACTCCTCAAGGTACACGGTGCGCTCGGCGCGCAGATCAACCGTCCTGAACCGCTTCTCGACGATCAACGGCTTGACGATGGGGATACGGCTCCAGTCGTTGTACTCCTCCTTGGTGTAGCCGCCCAGGCGCTTTATCAGCCAGTCTTTAAGCCTTTTCAGCATCGGCAGCCTCCTGCTTTTCCCTGGGGAAAACACCGATCACGCGATCCTCGCCCTGATCCTCCACCTGGATCTCCCAGTTTTCCAGGTTGGCCTTGACGTCCACCTTGTGGGTCACGAAGCGGAAGCCCCACAGTTTACCGTCCTCCTCGCGTTCCTCGCCGTACTCCTTGGCGATCTCGATCAAAACGGCGTCAATCATCTGCCGGATCTGCAGGTTGGCGGTCGTCAGCAGGGTATTCTCCTCGCGCAGCTTCTCCACCTGCCGTTTCAAAAGCTCGTTCTGGTTTTTCAGGGTGCGGATTTTGTCAACGTTTCTCACTTTGCACTACCTCCTCGGCCTTTTCGTAATAATCCATCAGCGCAGCTGCAAGGCTGCACCGTTTCCAGTTGCTGCTGTCGGCGCAAAAGGCGTTCATGTACGCATTTGCGCTGTCAGCGTCCGGGAGGCGCACGCGCCCAGCCTCGCAGCTGATCTCCTGTTTTCCGTCCCACTTGAAGAACGGGCAGGCCCAGTATTTATGCCGGTTCACAGCGCCTCCCATAGGTCAGAAACCCCCGTTTCTGTCGTAGTCGTAGTCCTCTGCCTGCCGCAGCGTGCGGATCCCGCGCTGCCCCAGCTTCGCCAGAACTCCGTTGATGTACCGCCAGTCCCCGCCGTTGCCTGCGGCCGCCGCCGCTTCAAAGGCATAAAGCAGCAGATCCCTGGCGTTGTCCGGCAACTCGATCTTCCACGTGAGGGTGGCGGGGTCTTGTGTGCTCCTGTGCAGAGCCTGGAAAGCCTGCGCGTAGTCAAACCCTGTCGCCCTGCGGTCTGTGAAACTGGCAAAGGCTGCGTCGGTGATCGCCGCCACCTCCGCCTGGATTTCCGGGGTATAGCCGTAGAACACGCCGGGGTCGAGATCCCGCCCCTGCAAAAAATCGGTCATGTTCTCGCGCGCCTGCGCTCGCGCATCACCACCACCAGAAGAATAATTATCTGGTCTGGTTAGGTCTTGTCTGGTATGGTCTGGTATGGTAGGTGCGTTACTGGGCGTGTCTGTAACGTTACAAGGAGCGTTACCGTCTACGTTACCGTCACCGGCAGCCTCGGCGGCTTTTTTATCTCTGTAACGCTTCACCCGGTCGCGGGTCTTTGCCCGGCGGTTCTCCTCCTGTTCCACCAGCAGGCAGGCGTATTCCTCCCAGTCGTGGAGCTTCATATCCTTGTCCAGAAAGCCCGCCGATTGCAGGGCCTTAACCAGGGTTTCCGGCTTCTTCTTCCAAAGGCAGGCCTCCGCTATGGCCCGGCTGGAGCAGCCGGAGAGATCGCCGTTGTAGGCGTTCTGTATAGCCCACGCCCAGAGGCTCACTACCAGGCCGACGGCCAGGACGTTGGGGTTAAGAGCTGCGCTTGTCAGTCCCAGCTCGTCCGCCAGCTTGGTTGTCTTGGGGTGTTGGGGCAGGTTTGAATATACCTGTATCCACGGGATCATAGCGTCGCCTCCTCACGGAGGGGCGGGGAGCCAGCCCCGCCCTTGTTCTCCATCACAGTCCCTCGGCAGGTGCGGCAGCGTCGCCGATCACTTCGCCGGTATTCTCGTCCACTTCCACGTCGTGGTACTCCACGTCCTCGGCCTCGATCACGACGCCGGGGACAGAGTACATATCCTCGCTCAACTCGGTTTTGATGGTTTCGTCCTGGGCCATACCGCGCACAAAATCGGATTTCAGGGGCGCGTATTTCAACACACGTTTCAGGACGGTTTTCTTTGCCATCTCCTCGAAGTTGGTCTGCCAGGGGCCGCTGCTGTATGCCTTGCTGAACTTCTTGGCATGAGCGCGGATATCGTCCATGCTCATAACCTCGAAGCCGTAGCCGTCGTCCTTGGTGCGGAACATGGCATACACGGCGATAGGCTCGCCTCGGTCACTCTTGGCGGGGACGTGCTTCAACTCCGGGTTCAGGCCGAAAGAGTAGGAGAACTCGTCGTTGGCGTAGACTACCTGCGCCTGGATCACGCTAACCTCGCCGGAGCGGTAGGCCAGGTCGATAAGGCCCTTGTAGCCCAGTTGGAACTGACACTCGCTGCACCGGCTCTTGCCGTTCCAGAACGGGATCAGGTACGCCTGCCCCAGGGGGGTGTTGGGTTCCAGGCCCAGCTGCGCAGCGGTCATCATAGCGCCCAGGAAGCTCTGGGGCGTGGTTTCCGCCAGCTTGGGGTTGGTGGAAAGGGCAGAAAGAACAATGCGGGTGAAGCGCTCCGGGGTAATCACAGAGGGCAGGGCCTTTTTAATTTCGCCCTCCATCTGCTTGATGTACTGCTGCATGGTGGGTCTGCTGGTGTCCACCTGGCGGTTGCTGGTGGCGTTCTGAATAGCTTTGCTCATGGTGTTGTCCTCCTGTTTTCACTTAATCGTCGTTTTTCTTCTCCATAACCTTGAAAGGTCTGGTGCTGCTGGTCTTATAGAACGGGGTCAGGTCAATGTTGGGGTATGCCTGGGCAAACGCCTTTGGCTGGAACGTGCTGCGCTGCTGGCTCTTCCAGCTGATGGTGTAGGAGCCGCAGCGGCCGCGCTCCGCCTCTTGCAGATCCTCTTTCAAGGAGTTTTCGATCTCGCCCATGCGATCCTCAATAGCCCTTTTCTGCCGTTTCAGCTGCATATACTCGTCCAGCATGGTTTCCCTGCCGAACAGGTCGCGCTCCTCGTCCTGGCTCTCTGCGTAGATCACCTGCAAGGCGTCCGTGGTAGCCTGGGAGCCGTCCGGGGGCGGCGGGTTATCCTTGGCCACGTTCTCCGTCCAGAACTCCGCCTCTGCGGTCATGAGCGCGTCGATTTCCAGCTGGTCGCGTTCCAGGGTGAACTCGAAGAAGCCCCGGCCAAATACCAGCACAGCCAGGTACCAGCGCTTCACGCCGGTAACGGCCAGGTAGTGTACGCATTGGGCGTAATACTTCTCCGGGAACTCCACGCCGTTGAACTGCTTAACGTCCAGGGTGGAAGTGGTCTTGCACTCCAGGCCCGCGTCCTCGCCGATCACCATGCGGTCAACGTCGGCGTGGGCAAAGGGGTACATGGGGTTATACAGCATGGCCTGGAGGCGGCGCACCTTTTTGCCGGTGGCCTCCTGCCAGCGCTTTGCCACGTAGTCCTCCAGATCCCGGCCCAGGCGCATAGCCTCGGTGTCGGGCTTGTCCGGCAGCCTGCCGGTCTTGTCC